TACACCAAGTTCTGCACGTAGTGCACCTGGCTTACGGATAGCATCGCCAATCCAATTAACCTTACCGCCTTTTTTATATTGGGTAAAGTCTGTATTATCTCGACGAGCTTTCTTTTCACCCTTCGGCATCTTTGAAGGATTAATATCACCCATACCGCGAGAAGCTCTCATTATACAAACCTTCCTCTTGTCTTACCGCGTTGAGCACAACCGTCCGCACGAGATGAAGCTGAACCACCTTTACTATACCCAACTGGTTTAACTACTTTGTTAATCTTTGCTTGAGCGCTATCAGGATTTTTAATATCTTGTGCTTTCATCTCAGCAGCAGCCTTAGCATTCTGTTCTGGAGTACCGATAATGTACTCTTTAGCTTTAGTTAAAAAGCTTTTATCTTCTTGTTGGTCAGCCATGATTTTTCCTTAGCAGTATGTACCGCGAGTTTTACCACGTTGTGCAATACCATCAGCACGGCTTGAAGCTGTACCACCTTTAGCCATTTTTACTGTCTTTGGTGACACTGTAGGACCTGAATCACCAAGGTTTTTACCTTTAGTTTTGCCACGTTTTTGAACTGCTGATTCACCAAATTTAGTTAGTTTGTTTGAACCTTTTTCTACATCTTCAGCCATCGTACGAGGGCCCATTGTTTCTTTAGCCATGATTTTGCCACCTTGTTTAAGTTTAGATAGGTTAGTCCGTTTACTTTCATGTAATTGCTTGTCGTGCATACCGAAAGCTTTTTTAATTAATGCTTTATCTTGTTTAATATCGTCATGAGTCATATTAGCATTTCCATCTTTTTAATGATGCTGCCTTGCGTGTAGGTTTACCATTTTCATCCTTCATAGGACCTGGCATACCTGACATACGTGCGCAGAATGATTTTTTACGTGGACCACCTTCTGGTTGAGGGGCTTTTAGATGACTGCCTGTCTCGCGATTGTATTTCTCACGCCCTTTGGCAGTTAACCCAGCACCTTTTTCGGTAGATAGCTTTTCACCACGACCAACTGCAAGTGATACGCCGCCTTTTTTAAACTTTTTACCTTTATCAGCGGCAGCAAAGTCTTTACCTACAGACTGTTTGATACCAACCTTCTTAGCAAATTTAGGGCTATTAGCCACTGCTTCCATCAAGTTGTGTTGTTTTTTAGATACGCTTGGCATAATTATTTACTCGCATGTTCTATAAACCAAGCTACTAAACCGCCAACAATACTAGCGGCGCTGCCCACGGCAAGTAACATTCTCCAACCACCATGAGCAGCTGATAAGGTGTCATTAATTTTAGCAAGAGTGTCTTTAATCTCCTGCATGTCTTTAACCATCTTGTCCATATCAGCTTGTAAATGTTTGATTTCGTTTGCATGAGTAGCTAACTCTCTGGCGGTTTCTAATTCAGCTGGTACACTCATATGTCACCTAACCATATGTAATCGAAAGAGCGCTTAATGTTGCGCCAACTACATAAAGGCCATTATTTACCACAATACCTTCGCCTGGAAGTAATACTTGGAATGGTTGTACAGCAGTAGAAAACTTAAATTGCCATATAATTGGGCCTGTATTATCAGTACCATCATAAAACACAATAGTACCTGCAGTGCCATTACCTAAAAAGGTAAATTGTTTTAAACGAGTTCTACCTGTATACAATTGCGCAGGAAAGGAAGCCGAATACGCGGCTTTCACATCATATTGCATTGTCATAATTAATCTCCTTAGATTTAGTAAGGGCTGTCATGGGGGCGATTGACATTTAAGGCTATTTATTAGGTAGCCACCCTCAGATTAATTAAACTTGGCTAGGGTTAGCTGAACCGTCAGAACCACGTACGATGTATGTAGCTGAGATAACACCTGAACCAGCAGTTACAGTACCGAATGTGTAAGTAATGATAGCATCAGATGAACCTACGTTTGTTACCAATGTTGGGTTTGATGTACCGATTGCTAATGATTGTTTACCTGTGTTACCAGTAGAAATAGTAATTGCTGAAGTGATAGCTGAACCATTTACGTAAACTGTGATTGTGCCTGTACCACCTGAAGTGAAAGCTACGTTTTGGAATAAATCAACAGCAAGGATTGAAGCACCTGCTGGAAGAACAAACGCTGCGGTAGCTGTGCCGTCTGTATATGTTACTGGAGCTTGTTGAGCAACGATAGTTGCACCCATATTGCGGATTGTACCTGCAGTAGTTCCTGTGGTATTCTTAACTGTGCCCAATAACCAAGGGCCTAAATGTGAAGCGAAAGCCATAATATTTTCCTTTATGCAAAAGTCTTCTTACCATCTTTGCATCGTCTGCTGGGGCAGTTGGTAAGAATATGTTTCCCAGATAGTTGATTTATACTTGAATTTTTAAATTTACGCAAGTAGTTTGGAGAGAGTATGGCATACCGAGGTTCAGAAGCTGAGAAAGCTTATCGTAGGGAATATCGTAAGTCTTATAATAAATCAGCTAGAGCAGAGTTCATGGCTTGGAAAGCCACTTTATGCTGTACCAAATGTGGTGAAGACCACCCTGCAACGTTAGACTTCCATCATCACACACCCCATCCAGATAATATTAAAATCAATAAGCTTGTAAAGTTTCGGCGTTACGGGTTTGCCAAGAAAGAAATCATAGAGAAATGTATTGTTCTATGCAGTAACTGCCATAGAAAACATCATTGGGATGATAATAGGAAAGTGGTGCCCCCCGTCTGATTCGAACAGACCACCTACGCATTACAAGTGCGTTGCTCTACCAAATGAGCTAGGGGGGCGTGAGATAAATTATACAACAAAAAAAGCCCTCCGAAGAGGGCTTTTCACTACCAAGCCAAATTAAGCGCCTGGAGAACCATACATACCTAGTGGGTCAGAATAACCGAAGCTATAACGCTCACGAGCTTTGTAACGAACGTTACCAGTGTCAAAGTCACCGTCCATTGAGTTTTGCAATGGTGTACGTACAAAGTGTTTCATGCCGTTAGGAACATCAGTAGTCAAGAACCAAGCGTTGTTGTCGGTCAAGAAGTGGTTAATTGTGTAACCTTCTGGAATTGAACCGTTGTTTTCAATCGCGTTGATATCATTGTCTGTAGTACCTACACGAAGCTTAGTTTCCAACAAACGTGTTGCAACGAATTGCAATGCTGGTGGAACGATAAGTTTCTTAGGTTTAGCTGCAATCAATAGACCACGTTCATCAGTCCAAGCTGCGATTTGAATAACTGCATTTTCCAATGAAGTTTCGTTCAAGTCAGCTGCAACTGTTGGTGTGTTGCTATTAGTGCCACCGTTAACAAGAGTGTGTGATGTAGAGAACAATGATACGCCGTCGCCACCAACATAAGCGCCGTTGAAACCGTTGTTCAATACAGCAGCAGCTTTAACTTGTTTAGTGTAAGCCATAGCGCGAGCCAATGCTTTAGTATAACGAGCTGACAATGAGTCATACAAGTTATCTTCAACAGCTTCTTCAGTTAAAGCGAAGCCGTAAGCAATTGTTTCGTGGTTGTATCGAGCTGTCCAAGCTTCTTGAGCATTGTCATAAGCGATGGCTTGACCTTCGTTTTTAACAGGAGCTGCTGAGAAGCCTGATAGTTTTGTTTCTTCTTCGAAAGAACGTTCTGAAGTTTCTGTTTCATAGATTTCAGTATGTTCTTCACCATATCGTGCATACTCCAAACCGAACAAAGCGTTCAAGCCTGGGAGTAACTCTTTCAATAGTTGTGCGCGTGAAATAGCCATATTATATTACTCCTTAAGCTACGTTATAACGATGAACGCCGAAGTTCGTTTTCACCAAAGCTTCTGGTGTTTGAACTAAAGCAACGGTACCTAAAACTGTAGCTGTTGAAGCTGTTACAGTTAAAGTTGTACTACCTGTTGTAGTAACAGTTGATGCAGCTGTCAAGCTAGAGCCTGTGAATTGCAATTGACCGTTAATTACGTTGTACACATCTGTACCGATTGGAAGTACTGTACCTACTGGTAAACCAGAAACAACTAATGAAGTTGTACCTGTACCTGAAACGTATGTACCACCTGTTGATACTTGTGTATCTGGAACTAATTGCAATACACGGAAGCCAGCAGTAGTAGCCGCGCCAGCAGTAGCTGCAACAACACCCATTGATGAATCACCGTTATTTACTGAACCAACTTGTGTACCACCAACTACGTTACCACCAACCAACAATTGTGAGAATGAAGCAACAGCTGTAGAAGAAGCTGAAGCAGTAGCTACAACTTTCAATACGACATCTGGGTCATCCACAACGATAGCAGTAATATCACCAGCGTTAACGCTGCCTGGGTAATATTGTGAGTACAAACGTTGTTTTGTTGTTGGGTTTGTGTAATAACAACCAGCAAAATAACCAACTACTTTATTAGTTGAGTTAACTGGGGCTGTTGCAAGTGTTGCAAAACCTGATGTAATAACAACAGGGTCGCCATTGTAAATAGCATTAGTGTCGCCGTATGCGATAGGTAGGTTACGTGTTGAACCTGCGTATACTTGACCGCCAATAAGATTTACAGGCTTGAACCCGTAAGGGGCTGAAACGGTAGGATAAGCCATAAAATACTCCTAGATTAAAATTAATTGCCTTTGCCAAATGATGTTGTAGACTTACGCTCAGAGAACATAGGCATACGGGCATCGCTTTGACGCATAATGTTATTATCTACAGACTCTGTTTGAGATTTTGACAAGTTGTCGAAATGTTCATTTCGTTGTTGTACAAATTCCTTAGGTGTCTTGCATAGTAATAATCCGCCGATTTCGATATTGTCTTTATAACGACTATCTGGGTCGACCAATATTGCCAACTGTGGTTGTTCTTCAACCTTTACTGCTTCCCAACCTTCTCTGAGTTTGGCAGACAAGTTACGTGGGTCCGCAGCGTTTAGTGTTGATACGCGAATCCAGCGGTAAGCATAACCTTCTTGCTTGTCTGGTTCAGGTAACAACTCAGGTTGTTGCCACTGTTTAGGACGTTCAGTTACTGCACGAGTATCTATATTGCGAGTGATTCTTGTATCGGTCATTTTAAGCCTCCAGTTTCTTCATTGCGATAGCATATTGCTCATTAGTTAATCCTAGTTTTTTAGCTAGGGCGACTTGCCTTTGTGTCAGCTTGATTTTGTTTGAAGCTGTACTACGCGTGGCTGGAGCAACAACAGTACTCAGTTTTGTAGGAGCACTTTCACTTTTACTTTTTGAATCCTCTGGTTCGGAATCCTCAAAATACTCTGAAAATCTCTTCCGCATTGTTTTGTCCAACGTAGAATAGTAATCATCAGAACCAACAACAACACCATTACGTTTTAGTTTTTCATGTAAACCTAACGCTGCTGCGGTCATCTCTTCATCTGCGCCAAACCAATCATTTTTGTCACGCCATGCTTGTGCTCGTGCATCTGGTACAGCTACCGCGGGTTGTTGATACTGTTCTTGCTGACTTTTTACATTAAAGTCATCGTCTTGTAAAGGGGGTAGCTTAAAGCTCTTAGCTTGAGCAATCTTAATACTTGCTTCTTGCATCGCTTGTTGCGCTTCGACCAGGCGGTCACTGTCCCCATTATCATACGCATCTTTGTAAGCGCGCTTCGCCATTTCAAGCTCTAGATTAGCCGTTGCTTGGATTGACGACACGTACTCTTTCTCGCCAGTAGCGAGGGTACTCTTTAACCGTTTGTTTTCTTCTACAACACGGCGAGCAAGTTCAACTGCTTCTTGCTGCTCCCTGTATGCGGACTCCTTAGCGCGACGCTCGTCGTGCCAGACCTTACGCATTTGTTTAAGTTTTTCTTTTGTTGCCGCATCGTATTTAGATAAGTCGTCATGCTCTAACTCATCAACGATAGCTTTTGGCATTGGTTCCCGATTGCGGTCTTCTTCAGGTGTGTCATCTTCGATTTCAAATTCAATCTCAGGTGCTGACGCTTTCACCTTTTCATCTTGCTCATCAGGAAACGTATATTCTTCTTTCTCAAATTCAGGCATCTTGTCCTCCTTATTTGCGAATAATACCGCGTGGCTCATCAACAGTAGCCTCAACAGTATCATCATTGATTAAACGGAACTCACGACCGTGAATTACCAACCTACTCCCAGAATGCGGACGCACTAAAACAAAATCGCCCTCTTTGCACCAAGGACCGCTTGGAAAGCGTTTTTCATCCTTATAGCAATCAGGGCCAAGCGCAACTACAAATAGAACTGTAGTCAAAGCTTCTTCCATCTTAAGTGTTTCATCAGCCTTAACCAATCCACTGTCGTACTCACGTTCCTTCTCAGGAATGGCGCATAAGATATGGTAGCCTGACGGCCTTGGTAATTGAGCTGCTTTTTCTATATCAGTCGCATCACCTACGATTGCTCGTATTTCTGCTTCTTCTTGGGCTTCCTTCTTGGCATTTTCTGCCAGTTTCGATAAATCTAGTGCTTGAGCTAAATTTATGTTACTCGTCATCTGCATGTTCCAATCGTTTTTTGAGGTCTACAATTATGGCACAAGCAGCTTCGAGACCCCGTAGCTGGCCACTTGTGTATTTATACTCTTCGAATGATGCGCAGTTGCCTCTCGCCATAGCCTCTGTGAGCATGTTGATACGGTCTCTGTACTCCGTTAGAAGAACATCAAATAAGTTTGAATCCATGTTTATTCACCTTTTGTCGGTTCATTATTTTGTTGATTGGCAATCGCATCAAGGATGCGTTGGTCTTGCTGATGAGCATGTTGGCCTTTTTGTTGGGCTTGTTGGTGGTCGTGAGCACCGCTCTGTTGTTTTTGTTGGAAGCGTTGTTGTGATATTTGTTTCATCACTTCAACACCTTTATCTACTGCATGTTGTTTTTGGTTAGCTTGTAACTGCGCAGCTGTCTTCAATAAGTCATTCTTTTGTTGACCTTTACTTGACTCATGCTGTGAGAGGATACGTAATTGCTCAAGCTTCAACTGTTCAGCTCTGAACTGAGCATCAGTCTGGTCTTTTTGCGCTTTACGTTGTTGTTCCGCTTGTTTCAACTGCATGTCTTGTTGTTGCAACTGCACCATTGGGTCTTGCTGTTGTTGAGCTGCTTGTTGTTGAGCCACTTGCGCTTGGTTTTGTTGTAGCAATTGTTGAGCAGCTTGAGCCAACATCGGAGCCAATTTAGCTTCTACTTCTGGGTCCATGTGCATGTCTTCACCCATCTCATCTTTCTGAGGAGGTAACGCCATACCAAGCTGTTGTTCAATTTGTTGACGGTATGCAAAGCCCATGTGCTCATTGATATGAGCCATCATCGCAGCTTGTAGCTGTTGTGCCATAGGGTTACCCTGTAGCATCTGTTGGATTTTAGGGTCTTGCATTGCTGACATGTGCACGGTGATATGTGCTTGATGGTCTTGATAGTTAAACGCCTTAACTGGCTTCATCATTAAGATGTTTTGGTTTTCAGTCACAGGGTCTAATGGTTTTTGGTCTTCATCCATCGGAACCAACTTAGCTGCTTCTTTAATCCCAAGCACATCTAGCATCTGACGATGTAGTAATGGCATGTTGTAAATCTGTGGTGATTGTGTAGCAAGCTGCATAACTGCTTGATATTGAACAATCTTTTGTGCCATTGTTGACGCATTAGGGTCTGAAACAGGGATAACTGTAACGCTATCGTAGTCTGATTTCTTCGCTTTACGTGAACCTTCTGTTGGCTCGTAGTTGTACTCTTCTGGCGTATAGGCAGCGATGATGCTCTTCAATAAGCCTAACTCTTGCTTCATTGAGTAATGGATACGCGCTTGTACAGCACTCATTACTTTTAATGTACGCTCAAGGATTGCTAGTGTTGTACCAACTGGAGAGTTAGCTGACATATCGCTAATTTGCAAATCAGCTGTATTAGCGAAGCGACGGCCTTCATCAACGATTTGACCAAGCAATGCCATGAGAACTTGTGATGGTTCTTTGTATGGCAACGGCATGATGTTGTCTTTTAATGCACCGCTTGGTACGTCTACATCACGGAACTCACCTGGAGCTATCGGTGTGTCATCGCCTTTGACTCGCAAGCCACGCGTTTTAAAACCACTTGGGAGATTAGATAATGTACCCGCATCAACCAATTGGCGAATAAGACTAGTACCAGACTTAGCAAAAGCCCCAACAAGATGTATGAGACCGAAGTAGTAAAAACCAAAGCCAGGCACGTAACCATAGTGCACAAAATGTTGACGTTTTTGTCTTGTGTCATCTTTAGGGTCCCAGTTACGGCGAATAGCCAAGATAGTATTGCTGCCTTTTTCAAGGGTCACGACGTATGGCAATGCAATGCCAGTCAACTCACCACTATCATCTTTATCTTCATAGCCTGGTAAATCAAGGTCAACGTGCATCTCTAGAAGTTTATAGCGGTCATCCGTTGAAGCACGGAAGCCCATCTTCTCTGCAATCTTCTTCTCTACTTCATCTAGGGTGTTATTAGGTACGCCCAAATCTACATCTAAGTAGAATCCAGCAACCTGCAAGCGGCGTAATTCATTCTCAGTCTTACGCATGACGTGGGTTACACGTTCTGCTGACTCAAGGTTTGATGCACCATAAGGTACTACCATATCTTCAGCTGGGACAAAGATTGATACCTGACGGTCTAGATGTGGGTCGAAGTAAACCTTTTTAAATGCGTTACCGCTTAATCCTAGGCCCCACAGCATGCGTTCGTGCTCTGGTCGATACTCTGTCATCACATCCATCAATTGATAGTTCATATCGTCTTGGACGCGGCTTGCTGACTCTTTTTTATCTTGTGTTTCTTTACCGATGATTTGCGTCTTGACTGGACCCATTGCTGGGAACATAGACATCATGGTTTCTGCTTGGAATTTTACTAAGGCTTCTGAAAGTAGTGGGTGGTAAACACCACATGCACCATCCCAAGGTTCTGTACGTTCTTCAATCTTCAAGCCTAATAACTCAAGGCCATCCACATAAGTCTGCATCCAGTCCTTACGTGAGCTAATATCTTCATCGAAATCAGCATTTAACGTAGATGCCAATGACTGTAGTTCGCCTTCGCTGATGTATTCAGCCAAGTTATCATTGAACTCATCTTCCATTGGGTCTTGAGGTTCCATCAAAATGTCAAGGCCATCCATATGGATAGCTACTGATTCAGGGTCTTCAATCTCAATTTCTAACGGTGAAGCTGATGGGTCCTCAGGCATAATGCCTTGCGGGGCTGCGTACAAACTCTTTTCGATGGCCATAGAATTTCCTTAGTAATAGGCTGCTTTACGTTGATACCGATATAATACATCATCATCTGCTTCATCGCTAGGTAATCGGATAAAGCCACCTTTTCTAAATCTGATGAGCGCTTGTGAACAACTATCCACAAAGTCATCATGAGTACCTACAGGGAAATCCGCACATTCTTGGATTACTTCCCCAGCCCAACGTCTATCTGTCGGTGCCCAGACCATGCCTGATGCAAACAGGTCTGTAATAGAGTTAACTCTAGAAATCTTATCTTTTACTGGCGTGTACTCAGAAACAGGCATGCCCATTGAACGTAGCTCCTGATAGAGCGCTGCACCGTTTGACTTCTTCTCCACCAGGAACGTATCAGGTTCCCAGTCTTTATACTCCGCTATCATCCTACGTTTGAGTTCTGGGAACTCCATACGTTCTTTCCACGCATCGAGCAGGATTATATTATTCTGATTGGTCTTTTCATTGAAGAACACGCCCCAGATTGTAACGGCGTTATAGTCGGCACGGTTGTGGGATTCTTGAGCCGCGTCCAAAGACATAATCGTATACTCACACTGCGGCGGCCTTTCATCATCCCAGTGCTGCCACCATTCTTTTTTAATGAGTTGAGCGCCTTCTGCAGTCGGATTTTGCAAATACTGGCTCGACCAGTAGCGTGTATCCATACCAGCGCGTTTCTTTTT